GACGAATATTTTGCATCCTGACGAGTTGCGGGATGCCAGGGCGCAGATGACTGAAGAAACGTATGCGACTGAATATGAGATTAGTTTTGATGCGGCATTGCCTGGGGCGTATTACGCCAAGTTGGTGGGAGAGGCGTATGAGCAGGGGCGGGTTGGCGCATTTCCGCCAAGCCCTGATTTTGGCGTCGATTTGGTGGCTGATCTTGGCTACACGGACAGTTGCAGTTGGTGGGGTTGGCAGACGCAGCCTGACGGCTACAAGATTTGTGATTTTTACGAGGCCGATAATCAGCCTATTAGTCATTATATTGAATGGGTTAAGTCTAGGCCATATAAGGTTAATAACATTTATTTGCCGCATGATGCGAAGGCCAAGAGCCTTCAGACTGGCAAGAGCATGATTGAGCAGTTTCTGAAGGAGGGTATTACGCCAAGGCTTGTACCTGAGCTATCTTTGCAGGATGGTATTGAGGCGGCGCGTATTATACTGCCAAAGTGCTGGTTTGATGAGAAAGTTGTTTATGATGGCTTAGAGCATTTAAGGGCGTATAAGAGGGAATGGGACGAAAGGACGCAGACGTACAGGAATAAGCCAAAGCACGACCAGCACAGTCATGCGGCGGATGCGTTTAGGTACTTTGCGTTGAGTTGTAAGCCTACGGGAAATAGTAAACCGCAAAGTACGCAGTCGAGTGCTTATACGCCTAAGAATATGTACACGTTTAATTTAGAGGATATTTGGGATTGTCAGCCGCGCGGCGGCGGAAGGGTTGGTTAATGGAAATCCAAAACAAGATTGAGTCCAATATGGACTTTGCTGACACTCCTGCTGGTCAAGCGCAGCGGTGGAGCGCTGAGATTGAGGCTTCGAAAAAAGAGATGATGAAGTTTCAAGATGATGGCGACCGCATTACGCGCAGATATTTGGACCGGCGTGATGAGTGGCACAAGGAAGAAAGCCGGGTAAATCTGTTTTGGTCGTCCACTAAGGTATTGTTGAGTTTGCTTTATGCGCGTCCTCCGAGATCGTCGGTGGCGCGTTCTTTTTTGGATGCTGATGACGATGTAGCGCGTGTTGCCGGTTTAATTGTACAGCGTATTTTGAACAAAGCGTTTGACGACAATGTTTCGTCATGGGATTCGGCTATTCGGCAGGGGATTGAGGATTGGCTGATTGTCGGCATGGGGCAATCATGGATGCGTTATGAGGTAGAAACTCAGATTGAGGAAATCCCGGCGGAAATTGACCCTATTACCGGCGAAGAACTTGTACCGGCCAGCACTTATGAGCGCATTGTCAATGAAGATGCGCCGATTGATTATATTTATTGGAAAGACTTTTTCTATTCTCCTGCGCGTGTATGGGATGAAGTGCGGTGGGTAGCGCGGCGCGTTTACATGACCCGCGACCAGTTGGTTCAAAGATTTGGTGAACAGATTGGCAAGATGGTTCCGTTGTTCTCAAGGGAGACAAGCGAGACAAACGCACAAACGCCAAAATACGATCCTTGGTCTAAGGCGCAAGTGTTTGAGATTTGGTGCAAGGAAGATAAGAAGGTTTATTGGTACGCCAAGGGCTCCGACATTATCCTTGATATTAAGGACGACCCGCTTCAGCTTGATTCGTTTTTCCCGTGTCCAAAGCCTCTTGCTGCGAATGTCACTAGCAGCAATTTTATTCCTCGCGCTGATTACATTTTCGCGCAGGATCAGTTTAACGAATTAGATGAAATCAATACCCGCATTACTTGGCTGACCAGGGCGGCAAAGGTTGTCGGCGTTTATGACAAGAACCATGAGGGTATTCAGCGCATGTTTAATCAGGCTGCTGAAAACCAGCTTATCCCGGTTGATAACTGGGCCATGTTTGCCGAGGCCGGTGGCGTAAGGGGCAAGGTTGATTGGGTTCCGATTGATCAGGTTGTAAATGCCATTAACCAGTTGCGGCAGTATCGTCAAGATAAGACGGTTCAAATTTATGAAGTGCTTGGCATTTCCGACATTATGCGTGGCAGCACCCGCGCTAGTGAAACGGCTACAGCACAGCAAATCAAAGCGCAATTTGGCTCTACGCGAGTGCAATTAAGTCAGTTCTATATTGCTGAGTGGATTACTAACCTGCTGCGGATTAAAGCTGAAATTATCAGCAAGCATTGGCAGCCTGAAACGATTGCCGAACGGTCAAATGTAATTCGCACACCAGACGTGCAATTTGCTGGTCCGGCCATTCAGCTTATTAAGGATGAACGCTTAGCGGAGTACAGAATAAATGTCGAAGCTGATTCAATGGCTGCGCTTGATTATGCGGCAGAGCGCGATAGTGCTGTCCAATTTATGCAAGGGCTTGGCGCGTTTATCAGCCAAGTGTCTCCAATGGCTCAAGCAGTTCCTGGCGCGGCTCCGTACTTCCTTAAACTTATGCAATGGGCCGTTGCCAAGTTCAGAGTCTCCGCTGAGATTGAAGGAGTCATTGACCAAGCCGTTGCCCAACTCCAGCAAAATCAGCCAGGGCCGCCACAACCAAGCCCAGAGCAGCAAGCAAAAACGGCGTCCGAAATCGCAAAAGCAAGAGAGCGCGAAGCCAACGCTCAAGAAACACAAGTAGATACGCAAGCCAAAGTGTTGCAAATGAACGCAATGACGAGGGCTGCAATGCAGCCTAATCAAAATCTTCCGCCGATTGTGAGGTAATCATGTCAGGAGTTCCAGAGCCATATAGATATGCTTACGTTCACGTTTCTGGAGAAGAAACTGAATACCCATTAGGCAATGATGGGCAATTAGGAGATTATTTGCACCGTTTGGTGGTGACATTAACAGCAAATAACAGCTCAGATATTTATATACATGACGGCGACCTGACTCATTTGCTTCTCCCAAACGGAGTAGAAAAAGGAGTTTTTAGCATTGAGATGAACATGATTTCTAAAAATGGTGGTTGGGCGGTTTCTACTAGCGCAGATGCTGAATTATTGGCTGTAGGCGTGTTTACAAATTAGTCATGGATAAATACTCATCAAGAATTAAAGCTTTGCGTAAATATTTTGGTGGTTTTAACAATCCTAAACGCACACCATCTCATCCAGAAAAATCTCATGCTGTTTTGGCTAAACAAGGTGAACAAATAAAACTTATTCGTTTTGGGCAACAAGGTGTTAGCGGTTCTCCTAAGAAAGAAGGCGAGTCAGAATCATATAGAAAGCGTCGAGAAGCATTTAAGGCGCGTCATGCCAGCAACATTGCCAAAGGAAAAATGTCTGCTGCTTATTGGGCAAACAAAGTTAAATGGTAGGTGATATATGAAAGCTAAAATGCAAATTTACGCTGAGATTCTTCGCCAATTGTCGCGTATGCCTGATGATTACGAAGAACCGGATATGTCCGAAATGGAAATGGAGTCAGAAAACGATGACTCTGAAATGGAAGATGAATCTTCTTATGTTGATATAAAAGAAGAATACAAAAATGCCAAGTAAATCACCAGCGCAAGCGCGTCTTATGGCGGCTGCGGCTCATGACCCTGCGTTTGCCAAGAAATCTGGCGTTTCTCAAAGCGTTGCTAAAGATTTTAACAAAGCCGATACAGGCACAAAGATGCTGAAACAAGCTATGCAAGCCGAGGCTTTAAGGAAGAAATAAATGAAACGTGTTTTTATTTATGACAAGAAATTAGAAAAAGTTGTTGAAGTAGAACCAAGGGAAAAAACTCTAAGAAACAATATTGTGGTTTCTGACGCGCATTATGAAGGATTACGTGCAACTGACGGCACAGATATTGGTACGCGCAAAAAGCACCGCGAATATATGAAGCGGCATGGATTAACTACAGTGGATGATTACAAACAAACGTGGACTAAACGACAACAAGAACGAGAAAACTATTATCAAAAAGGCGGAACTATTACACGCGATCACATTAGGCGCGTAATTCACCAACTGGAGAATAAATAAAAATGACTAATGAACCCACCACAATTAGGGATGCTTTAGAATCTGCTATCCCGCAAGAAGAAGAAGTGCAGACTTCATCAAATGAAGCTGTTGTTGAGCAACCTGTATCTGAACCTACAGAAGATGTTGTCAACAATGAACAAACAGAAAAATTACAAGATGAGCAAGATAAGTTTGCAAAAACAGATAATACTAACATTGCAAATCAAGCGGAAAGTTCTGTTGACCAAACTGCAATAAAACCCGGTCCTAAATCTGAACCAAAACAAATTGAAAAAGCTCCTGTTTCTTGGAAACCTGAAGTAAGAGAACATTGGGCGTCGCTTCCAACAGAAATAAAAAATGAAGTTATGCGCCGCGAGCGCGACATTCAAAACACACTAAAAGAAAGCAACGAAGCGCGGAAAATGGTTGAACAATTCAACCGTGTTATTCAGCCGTATGAAATGTTTATCAAGGCTGAAAACAGCAATCCGTTGCAAGCCGTGGATAATCTTATGGCAACGGCGGCTAGGCTGCGCACTGGCACTTCTGGCGATGTAGCGCAAATGGTGGCTGGTATTGTTAATCAGTTTGGTGTTGGTCGTTTTGGAAAAGCGTTTATTGAGCAGTTGGATTCGGCGCTTGTTGGCGAAATTCCGCAAGAAGATGCTCAATCTGCTCAAATGCGGAATATGCTGCAACAACAGCTTGCGCCTGTTCAGAACTTTATGAACCAGTTTCAGCAAGCCCAACATATGCAGCAGGAAAGGTTGACGCAGGAAGCGGCTACCGAGGTTCAAGGTTTTTTGCAGAACGCTGAATTTGCCGAAGATGTGCGCGAGGATATGGCTGACTTGATGGAGGTTGCACAGCGTCGAGGCCGTGAATTGACGTTGCAAGAGGCTTATCAACAGGCTTGTATTGCCAATCCTAAGATTAGGTCAATTTTGCAACAGCGTGGCAAAAGTGTTGATGCCAATAAACTGACTGGGGCGGCTCAGAAAGCAAAGTCTGCGGCGGTAAGTGTATCTGGCGCTCCGGCTATCTCTGCGCCTCAGAGGGCCGCTGTGGATGTTAGATCGGCTATTGAATCGGCTATTGCATCACATTCAAGATAAGCGTATGTTTGTTAAAGCAAAACATTGTTTTGCTAACTAATTGTAATTGTTAGTTTTTTACTGCTTTTGTGAATTTGTTAATAATTAAGTGCCATCGAAAGAACGCTTAACATTAATAAACCATCACA